ACAGGGAGATTCTTCGCTACGAGGGTCAACTCCAGTTGTTACAAAGCCTCAAGAACGGGGGCGTCGAGGAACTCGAGATCGACGAAGAAAAACTCAAAGCGCTCGACCACGTCATCCCGAAGAAATCCATCGCGGAGAACATCGAGGAAACCATCAAACGCATGGAGGACATGGCCAAAGAGGTGCACCGCCTCGAGGGGTCGCTCCGGTTCCTGAAAAATATTCACGAAGGGGGTGTCGAGGAAGTTGAGGTCGACCTTAAAGAACAAACTGAATAACTTTGTAATGCATGAAAGTTTTATCGATTGACATCGGATATCACAACATGGGTATCGTCCTCGCCGAGTGTCCGCTCAAGGGTGACGGGGTCACCGTCGATTTCGTCAAGAGAGTGAGCCTCGAAGATTACAAATACAACGCCCCCACGAACGAGATCGCCGACCTCGTGCCCCTTTTCGTGGAGGATCACCAACACATATTCGACGCCGCCCAAAAGATTCTCATCGAGAGACAACCCCCCGGTGGATTCACCAACATCCAGACCCTCCTCCACTACATGTTCAGGGACAGGGTCATCCTCGTGTCACCGGTAAGTCTTCACACTCACTTCGGTATGCGCCATCTCAACTATGATGAAAGGAAGGAACGGACGGAGTCCATAGCGTCCAAATACATCGCGTGGGACATACCGGAGGGAGAGAGGAGGCACGACATCTCAGACGCGCTCTGTATGATATTGTATTTCAACTTTAGGGCTGGTGTGCACATATTCGATCGCTTCCGGTTCAAACTTTAGATTTTACGCGTGCCTCTCTCCTGAATGTCGTAGTGAATCATGAGAAGATCCCTGGCGTCTCGCATCTGTTGTCTGATGGATCGCCATCTGTCCTCGTACTCGAGGTAACACCCGAGCTGTTTCATGCGTGTCCGGAGGGCGTACAATTCTCCCACCTGTTCCCTGTACACTATTTCAAGGGTACCCCTCTGAATGTGCGCGGGGGTCATGACGTCGAACCGGTCTTTCCCGAATTGTTTGTACCCGAGGGTCGTCACCTTACCCTTTAACCATTTCTTCTCGAGGCGACGAATTTCTTTGTCACAATCGTTGTCATCATACCACGCAAACATTGTATTGACGAATTATTGACAATCCTCTATAAGTTCTTTTAAAAGCAACACGATCCGGCGATGTTTCAGGGAATAGATCTTCGCGGGAGTGTCGACTAACCGGAGAATCCTCTCGTTGTCATCCGGTTCCTTCCGCGCGCGTTTCTTCTCGTTCGTTCGTAAGTAGTCGGCGACGCAATAGATGATCCCGTCGAGAAACTCTTCCCTGGCCATTTCAAACCACGAGTTTTTCACACACCCCCACGTCCGCGGATCGTCGTCGACGCGCACGCCGTGGCCGTACTTGGAGCGACCGAGTTCGAGACGGTCGGTCAGTTGTTGGATGACAGACATGTGTACGTGCACGAGATGTAATAGACGTCCTTGAAACCGAGGGACGAGAGTTGCTTGGCGGCGTATCGAGCGCGTTGACCCGTGTTGCAGTACACGAGAAGACCGCGCGGTGGAAGCGTCGTCGTGGTTTCCCTGGAGATTTGATTCACGGGGATGTGGATGGCACCTGGGTAATGTCCGTTGGAGTACTCCACGGACGTGCGCACGTCGACGACTGCGGTGATCTCCCCGGTGGCGATCTTAGATCTCGCCTGCTGGGCACTCAAGAGTTGACTCCCGGTGAAAGTGTATAACAGGAGGAGAACGACCACCACTGAAATAATTTTGATTATGCCCTTCATTTTATATCTAACATATATTAATGTTCTGGCTATTGATCATAACTTTATCAATCTTAGTCGTGTACTACTACCACCTGTCCGGTGTGAGATACAATCAGATATGCGAGGAGGGTATGGGCGTGGAACTCAAACTCAAGGGACACCTCTCGGACAAGGAGATGATGAAGGCGTGGGTTCGGGAACATCTTCCCCAACACGCCTCCCTCCTGCCGCGCACGCACTACAAGACGAAGGATGTGAGGGATTTGGAAAAATATCTGGGAAGCGACGAGTGCCCGAACCGGTACGTCCTCAAGAACACCCACGGATCCAGAATGAACATCGTCGTGAACGATAAGAGGGTGGTGGAACCCCACAAGATCAAGGGACGCGCGAGGAAATTCCTCGCCACGAAATTTCACGAGACCGGAAGCACCGACAGGAGGCGCCAGCTCCACTACGAATACAACGACCCCCACATCATCATCGAGGAGCACTTGGGAGACGTGCGGGACTTGAAATTTCACATGGTCGACGGGAAGTTGGTGTTCCTCCAGGAGTTTTACCGGGGAAAGGAGACCGTCAAGTATCCGGAGGACGCGCCGAGGGAGTTGGTGGGGGTCTCCGGTGACGTGTACAAAAAAATAAACGAACTGGCGAAGAGTCCCATCCGGTTGGTGCGCGTGGACTTTTTCGAGAGCGAGGGACAGTACTATCTGGGGGAGATCACGTTCTCCCCGGCGATGTGTAAGAAGGAGAGACCGTATCTGTTCGGACGTATTTAAAGAGAGCATCCTTTATTTTTTGAATAATGATTCGAACCCCCAACGGTGTTTTTGAAATCGATTTTGATGATTGTTACATTCGAAATCACATGATGTCCGGACGCGTCTATGAACATCATATCATCAATGGAATGTTGAAGGAATATGTGGAGAAATCAAAATACATCGTGGACGTTGGCGCGAATATCGGATGTCACACCATTTCATACGCGGGAATGAATCCAGAGGCGCGCATCTGGTCGTTTGAACCTCAGAAGAAATTGTTCGACTTGTTGAATACAAACGTGAACCTCAACGGGTACACCGACCGGATACATCTTCACAACTGTGGACTGGGACACAAAGAGTGCACGTTGGAGATGCAAGGGCTTGACACGGTCGAAGACAAGGCACACATGGGTTGGAACAAGGGGGGGTTGGGTATAGGGAAGGGTGGTGAAAAGCTTGACGTCAAAACACTCGACTCACTCGACCTTCCCGGTTTGGATTACATGAAGATAGACGTCGAGGGCGCGGAGGGATTGGTGATTCAGGGTGGACAGGAGACGATTAAAAAGTTCAAACCGGTAATATGCTTCGAACACAATCACACCACACTGGATCCTCGCGACGTTGAACTCGAGCACGTTCCGACTCCGTTTGCTGAATTGGTGAAATTAGGTTACAAGACGTTTACATACCTGGATTGGGAAAACTACGTTGCTTTGCCTTAAATCCTCTGCACGTTAGGGTCGTCGCCTGTGACAAACTTATACACACGAGAACGTCCTATTTCTTCCGGGTACAAAACCCTAACACTCTCCGTCACGAGCAATTCTTTCACGGCGACCCGGAGGGGTGTTGAGAGGGCGTCGATGACGTCGACGATACGCCTCGCCTCGTCGAAGAGTTCCTTCTCCTTCGGACACCGAGGCCGGATGATCGGCTTGTGGGTCTCGGGCACCTCGATTTCTTCATACTCATCGTCTGACTCCTCTCGATCGAACTGCTCTTCGTTCATGTACTCTGACCGCGGTGGTGGCGAAGACGCTTTCCTCTTCTTCCGGAGAGACACGAGTGGTGTGACGAGGTCGGGCTCTGACTTGTTAAACGTCTCCGCACACTTCTTACAGTGCGTCGCCGGCCACTTTTCGGGGAGTCCCCACGTGGGTGCCGTCTCTTTGCACACGACGCACAGCCGCCGGAGTGGTATGTATTTTTTCGTCGGTTCGACGTGATCCTTGCACACGTAATGAGTTATGTTCGTCAAACAGGTAAAGTTAGCCTTGTTGGTGCATCCCTCGTGCTTGCACGCGTGGAGCGGCACGCGCATCGCGTCGTCGGCGTCGTGTCGTGGCGTGAAGGTGTCCACCTCTCGAGCGTAAGATCTGAAGATATACACAATTTTGTCTATATTTAAAAAGTTGTAAATTATTTTTATTAATGGAATGCCATGTCGTATACACGTGTGAATGTAACAAAAAACAGTATCCATCACTGGCATCGTTGAAACAACACAAGAAGACCAAGGTGCATCAAAGTTGGGAGAGCACGAAGGAACTGCGAGATCTTAAGATACAACTGACTGCCAGGGACAATGAGATTCTTTCATTACACACAAAGTTAAAAAGTCTTCGAGAACTAAACACACTTTTGCTTGAACGTATTAAAATCGAGGAAGTCTTGTGAAGCCACGCGCTGTACAAGAAGCTCTGACGTGCGCGTCATTGGATTCTTACTGTGTATCTTTCTCTGAGCCTGCACGCTTGTAATAGAACAATCTTGGAACGCCTGCCTCACGCACTCCACGTTTGCATTACTCATGACGAATGTCTTGCATTTTCTCAACGTCATGAAAAAGGCGCCTTGATCGAACCCCTGAGCGTTGTACTGTGTGAACGACGTCGATTTTTCCCGGGCGTAGGGGGGATCCGCGTACACAAAGTCACCCTCCCCAACGTCCCGGAGGGCTTCGGAGAAATCGCACGCCCTGAATTCCACCGGTTCGAGGAGGGCGCTCATCGCACGCAAGTCTTCCAGGGGTGGAGTCACCGGACGCGTGTTGTAGTCGTGTCCATAGCCAACATTAAATCCTTTCTTGCTTTCCCTATATAATCCCCTGAAACAGGATTTATTGAGAAAGTAAAACAGAGCGCTCGCCTGCACACACGGCGTCATTCCCCGGTAACGCCCTCGCTGTTCGTAATAGTACGCCTCCTTCCCCTCCCCACTCCGCTCGTACGCCTCCACTAACCGGTGAATCTCCCTGTGGAGTTCGGCTGGGTGTGCCTGAATGTCTTTGTAAAATTGAATGAGGTGGTGGTTGAGGTCAGAGGCGCGCACCCTCTGAACCCGTATCGTGGGGTCGGAGAGAACAGCGAGGAGCACGGCACCCCCACCCACGAAGGGCTCGTGGTACGTCCGGATATTTCTCGGAAACAGGGGAAGGATGTCGTCAAGGAGTTGTGTTTTCCCACCCACCCACTTGAGGAGGGGTTTCATCTGATTTTGACTCTCAAAAAAATATATTGAAATTTTCTCTACTACTAGTAAGATGCTTTACTACGTCTACATGGTGTGCCTCATCGCCGTGGCCATATTGGCCGTGTCAACGCCACTGGGGTACACTCCGGGTACCGACCTGTACGTGGTGAGGGAGTATCGCGCCGATAAGTATGAAAAGATGACGAAGAGATATGCAAAGAAGATTCGTTCCGGTGAAATAATCACGGACGCGGGGTACGAACGGTTTCGGAGTCTGTGGCAGAGACTGGAGGAGGCCATTGCCACAGAAGAGGCCGAGGTGTG